TGTAATTACATTGTGTGGATTAGGATCTAAACTCAGGCACGAATTTATTCCACCCCGGGGTCAAAAAAAAGATAAGTTAACAGCATGGCTCATAGAAAGGTTTCCTTCTTTGTCTGACGACGAAATTGGGCTGTTTAGAGAAATTAATGGCGACGACTTCTTCGAAGAAGTAGCCCGCTCTCAAAACACTAGTGATAAAGATATCAAAGAATTGTTTAAATAAATGACTGCGGATTATAAGTGTAAATTTTGTAATTTATCGTTTGCCAGAGAACGCACTCTAAGTAGCCATATGTGCGAAAAGAAGCGTAGATGGATGAGTAAAGATGAAACCGAAAGTCGTATTGCATTTAATGTTTGGATTGATTTTTTAAAATATGTGAGTCCAAACACCAAGAAAACTAAGTCGTTTGAAGATTTTATATGCAGTCAAGATTATCTTGCTTTTGTTAAATTTGCTAATTATTTGATAGCTTTAAAACCGTACGAAGGCGATAAGTTTATTGGTTGGTTATTTAAAATGGGTATAAGGTTGAGTGACTGGCAACGGCCAGGTACATATCAACTATATATTCAAGAAGCTTCCAAGAAGGAAAGCGCGTCTAGGGCACTAGAAAGAACTATATTGGTCATGCGAGAATGGGGTGAAAGCACCGGTAACGATTGGAGAAAATTTTTTGAAAAAATTTCGCCGGTGACTGGAATGAATATGATTACCATAGGTAAAATTAGTCCATGGATCATTTATTCAACAGATGTCGCCCAGACTTTGTTAGATCGTATGGAACCCGGACAGGTGTCAATAGTTGCTAAACATGTGGATACAGAATGGTGGAAAAAGAAACTAAAAAAAGAAACAATCGAAGTAAACTGGATCAACACAACGATGCAGCAAGTACTCGCTACGAATCATTAGAGCGTAGATTAATTAAGCTTTTAGAGAAACTTGATTTGTTGAATTGTGAACTTAATGAGATTAGACAACAGCAAAAAAAACTAACAGAAATAATTAAGAATGAAAAATCATCCAGACGTCGACATTGACTTTGCCAATAGAGAGCAAGTACTTTGTTTGCTAAAGCATGTCCCTGCCATGCAAAACAGCAACAACAATAAACAAAAGCATAAGACAGGAGTATATTTTCACCCGGTGCCCATTGATCCTTACACCGGGTGGTGTGACCTCGACTATGAATCTGCCGAGGCATTGGGATTTTTCAAAGTTGATTTATTGAATGTAAGCTTGTATCAGCAAGTTCAAAGCAAAAAGCATTTGGACAAACTAACCAATCAGGAGCCATTATGGGAACTTTTACAACAGGAAGAATTCGTAAATCTGTTATTTCATTTGAACGGGCACGAGGATATACTGAAGAAGACTTGCCCCGCTTCCGTGGAACAATTAGCTGCCGTCCTAGCTATGATACGACCCGCGAAACGCTATCTGATTGGGAAGCCATGGACGACGATTATGAAGGAAGTTTGGATTAAGCCTGAAAACGGTGAGTACTATTTTAAAAAGAGCCATTCGCTTGCCTACGCAGTTGCTATTGTTGCCCAAATGAATTTGATTTGTGAAGAATTGCAAATTGGTACTAAGGCATCTTTTTAATAAGGCTAATTTGGCGTCGTTTTGTCCGTTTGGTTATCACATTGGTCAAGCTGGTTTGATGTCCGTAGAGCATTTCAAAATCCTTGGTGCTAAAGGTTTTTAAAGTATAAGCAAATCTACGCATGGCTCCTTTAAGTACAATATTGATAGGAATCAGTCTGTTTGATCCCCACCACCACTCGTTGCCGCATTCAATGAATATAGTCTTGTCGACATCACCTTTTAATTCGTTGTAAATATACATAGTGACCACGTTTTGATCACTGTTTTGAATGATGCCTACCAATTCGCTATCACCATAACGAACCAAACTCATAAAAGGAAAACGCTCTAAAAATTCTTTTAATTTACTATCCATGGTTATTACTTACCATTCAACTGATCCAATATTTTGCTAAATAATGATATGGCTACTTTAAATACAACTATTCCAACAGCATCCCTGAACTATGCCGGGGCTGGCAGCGGACACAGCCTAACACGCCATGTTCCTAGTTACACAGACCAGCGCATAGTTTGGTTTAAGGGCGTTGACAATTTGCTGGACCTTACAGTTACAGGATCAGATCGTAGACCAGTTAGCCTATTAAACAAAGAACTAACTATGACATTTTGGGATACAATTACTGGTACTACTATTTTCCGTCGTCGTGCTGTTGGCATAGTTCCTGAAAACGGGCAAGCTAGGTTGACTGTTTTTGCCAGAGATCTAATGACATTACCGAGAGGAATTTATCAGTTGGCTGCTACTTTTGTTGACGGAAATGGATTGGAAACAGCTCTAACATGGAATCGCGCAATGCAAGCCGGATTTGATGTTGAGGTCAAAGACGAAGTGGTTCCTACCAATAGGACAAGCATAATTGTTGATACCTGGACTAATTCCGATGGGACCCTTGTTTCCAGTGCAATCAATGGACCCAGTTACTATCGCAAAGATACTACTCTGTTTTCAATAGCATTGTACGCATCAAATTATACCGGAACAGTCAAACTACAGGGTACATTGGACGAAGTGGTTACTGCTTTTACTCTTTGGGCAGACCTAACGGCACAAGAAGCCATTTCATCGACCCTAACGCTTACTGGCTACACTGGCATTGATCCGTACAACTATTATGCTGGCGTTCGTTGGTTAAGAACCGTTCGCGTTGACAATGCTAATAACGCAGGAACACTTGACAAAATTCTAATTAGAGTCTAAACTAGCTCTATAATGAGCATAGTCGAAGCAACGTTACGGTCTCACCTACCTGTATTAAAACGCTCATCGTCTGGATGGTTGAATACCAACTGTCCAGTATGTGTGCAGAACGGTCAACCGCGTCCAGATACTCGTCGTCGCGGAGGTCTAAGGTTTGACAGCAACAAAGTAGGATACCACTGCTTTAATTGTGGGTTCACTACTGGATGGCGCTCAGGACAGCGGCTGGGCATCAAGTTAGTTAAACTCATGCGCGGCTTTGGAGTCGACGAAGCCGAAATACAACGACTAAAAATTCAACTCTGGGAGCAGGTTGTACCAGAAGAATATGTTATTGAAGAACCTTTTAAAAAGCCAGACTGGCCTGAGATTAAATGGCCATGGGAAGTTACAGAACTGACATTGCCAGCAACTGAGTATCTTAACAAGAGAGGTGTGCTTGAGTTAAGTAATTGGTATACCAGTACCAGTACACTACAGGGCATGAATAATCGCGTTATACTACCTTATACCAGTGATGGTAAAATTGTTGGGTACAGTGCTAGGTGGCTAGGGGAAATATTAGATAAGAAAACAGCCAAAATGCTGTCAAGCCGTCCACCAAGCTTTGTTTTTAATCTCGATCATCAAAGCCAACATCGTAAATATACTGTTGTCACTGAGGGCGAATATGATGCATTGACATTGGACGGTGTGGCTATAATGACCAATACTATCAGTCCCGAACAGGCCAAGATCATTGAAGACATCGACAACGAACCAGTGGTGCTGCCAGACAAAGATAGAGCTGGCATGACATTAGCATTACAAGCAGCCGAACTAGGTTGGAGTGTGAGCTTTCCAGAATGGCCAGAAGATATTAAGGATGCCAATCAAGCAGCTCAACAATTTGGCAGAGTTGCTACGCTACAAAGCGTGATTATGGCGATCGAGTCAAACCCATTGAAGATTAAATTATTAGCAAGGCGGTGGTGTGTATAAGGTTCAACTTGATTGGAAACCGGGCCAAGATACTATGGAGTGGTGGGATCAAACATGTGCTTGGGTTGTAGAAGAATTTGGCCTACCGGGAGACTGCTACACAACGGAACTATCTATGACTTATATGATTTTTAATTTTAAAGACAAAGAAAATGCTGCACTAATGTTGTTGCGATGGGGGAAGAACTAATGGCAGATGAAGCAAAGAATTATGGACACGACATTCAGCAGTTGTTTTTATCGTTTTTAATCAGCAATAGAGACCTAGCTGCCCGTTGTCAAAATATATTAGATCCAGATCACTTTGATCGCAGGCTTCGCGCAGCCGCAGAGTTTATCAAGAACTATGTAAGCGAGCATGGAAACATTCCAGATGCTATACAAATTAAAGCGTCAACCAATATTGAATTGACCGAGTTGGGTGATCGCGCACAAGAACATAGCAGTTGGTTTTTAGATGAGTTTGAAGGTTTTGCCAGACACAAGGCGCTTGAAAGGGCAATCTTACAAAGTGCTGACCTATTGGATAAGAGCCAATATGGTTCGGTGGAAAAGCTTATTAAGGATGCAGTACAGGTAGGACTTCCCAAGACCTTTGGTACAGACTACTTTGCTAATCCTAGTGGACGATTGACTGCACTCAAAGAAAATAATGGGCAGTTAAGCACTGGCTGGAAGACCTTGGACGACAAACTCTATGGCGGATTCAATAAAGGTGAACTCAACTTATTTGCTGGCGCATCGGGCGCAGGTAAAAGTTTGTTCTTGCAGAACCTTGGATTGAATTGGGCAATAACAGGACTTAATACTGTTTATTTTAGTTTAGAGCTTGGCGAAGGTTTGTGCGCCATGCGTATGGATGCCATGCTGTCAGATACTCCAACTAGAGAAGTGTTTAAAAAGCTCGCGGATGTGGATCTCAAAGTTCGCATGGCAGGAAAGAAGGCCGGTATTTTACAAATTGTTCAACTGCCCAACGGCATCACAGCCAATGACATTCTAGCGTGGATACGTGAATTTCAAACACAGAAAAAAATCAAGGTTGATGCTATCCTTGTTGACTATTTGGATTTGATGATGCCAGCAACTCAAAAGATCAGTGTCAGCGATATGTTTGTCAAAGATAAACTGGTAGCAGAAGAATTGCGTAATTTAGTGGTTAACGAACAGTTATTATTGGCAACAGCATCGCAGTTAAATCGCAGTGCTGTGGAAAGTGTGGAGTTTGACCATTCCATGATTGCTGGCGGCTTATCCAAAATTCAAACAGCGGACAATGTGTTTGGTATTTACAGTACGCCGGCTATGCGAGAACGAGGCATGGTTCAGATACAGTTTATGAAAACTCGTAGTTCTAGTGCTGTGGGACAAAAGATCGACATGAGTTTTAACCCTGATACTTTGCGTATTTCTGATGCAGCCAATGATGCCAATGTCAGTGTCAGTAAGGCTTCGGATGTTTACGAACGAATTAAACAGCGATCAAGCGTAGGGACAACTGTAAACACTGGAACAACATCAGAATCTGCTAAATGGGAAAAACCCGGCGGAACTCATGCTTGGGATAAGCCACTTGACAATTCAACAACCGAACAAAGATCTTCATCCACGCCAGTTGTAACTAGCAATCAGAGAGCTGCACTAGCTAAAATTGTAACCAGAGAACTCTAATTTACCTTGGTTTAAAGTTTAGGTCTGGGTTTACATCAGCTGCAATGTTAACGACGAACTGGGTCTCCCCAGTTCGTTCTTATATCAGCTGCAATGTCTTCTTCTTCTTTCTGGGCCTCTTCTTCGTCGTCGGTTGACATATTGAAATCACGAATATCGCTACGCAACCTTTGAATCAAAGTAGTATCGCTGGCAATAATATCAGCCATGCTGGCAAAAGCAGTAGTTAATAGCCTAGAATCAGAAAATGTAATTGGCTGTTCGGAAGCTAATTTATTTAAAACCATCATAAAACGACCTTGTAGCTCATCGCTAACTAGCGGTCGTAATGCCACTTTTAAACGCATAAGTTCCGTAGTATCGATTTGATGTTCAGAATCACTAGTATCCTTCTCATCGGAAGAACGTTCGCTGATTTGTGCTAAACGCTCAGCTAGCGCACGAATTTCTTTTGCACCTGTTGAAAGTTCCATGGGTTAAGTCTCCTATAAGTTTATTTATACTAAATAACATATAATTATGCGAAAACAAACCCGTAGTATTTTAGACGAAATTACTGGCTTAGTACCCAAGCAAGATAAGCATTTTCTTGTGGAAAGTTTAGGAATGCAGGCTATTGCGCGAATTACCAATTTAATAGAAGTAATTCAGCTAAATTACCCGCAGCACCAAGCCGATGAATTAATTCGTAGATTACAGTTGGCCATTAAAAATGGTGATTCAGCTAAGTTTACACGCGGGGTACGTTCTATTAAGGAAAACGAACAATGAAAATAGCTGATTTAAAGAACGAACATTTAAAAGAAGGCATATTTGATACCGTAATGGATAGACTTGTAGACATGTCCA